TTCAAATATAAACTGCACCATGTTCTGATATGGAATTTGATATAGTGCAGACTTATCATCTTCATCGCCCGGCAAAAACCCAATCTCTCTTGTTGGTATAAGCGAGCGAACCAATACAACTCTTTCGTATGGTGTCTTTAAATTCATCACATCTTGCAATGCGAGATACATAGCACAGAATGTTTTACCTGTACCAGCCGCACCATAGAGAAATTGATTTTGACCTTTCTTCCAAGATTCAAAAACAACTTTCTGATTGTCTGTGATAGGTTTTATTGTTACAAGATTACTTGCATTTATTTCTTTATTTTTCTTTTTCGTATTGGCCATTTATATCCTAATTAAAGTGGGGCGGGGAGTCAATAGGGTATCGACTCCCCTCTGGTACATAGGCGGATTGACTTCCAAGCTTCCATAACGCCGTGCGCCTGTGCTGAAGTGTGATTTCTCGCCTGCACCATTATTTTTATTTATATTTTTCTATCCTGTCAAGAACACCATGTTTTTTAATAACTTCTCTTGTTTTAATCTCCTTAATAGATGAGGTTGAGCCCCCATACCTATCTGCAAGAGGTGAGCCAGGATTTGAATGTGCAATCTGTTCCAACCTTTCATTAAAACCACCATCAATCTTTTTAGCTGTTAAAGTAATATGATCCCCAACAAAAGCAACAAGATTTGGTCTTTGTTTAATATGAGGATTATCCAATTTATATTGATCAAGTTGAGACATTTTCATAAATCCTTCAAATTCTTCTTTGGTTTCCTCATTATAAAAATTATAAGTTGGCATTAAAGTCAAACTCCATTTGATAAGTTGGATAGTTAGGCACCTGTTTTTTTAAAATATTAATCTCATGATTTAATTCTCTTATACGAATGTATGCATTGTATAGTTGCTTTTGTTGAGCTGCTATTTCAAGTTCCAAGTATTCCATCATTTCCCCCATTGAACCACTTCGGTATTGATCTGCTTTTCCATTTAGCAAAACTAGATTTCTCTAATATATAGTAATTCTGGTATGCAAGAACTGTGTCAGTAACTTTACATAAATCTGGCATACATTGAGGTGGGTCAGTAAAATCTCCATGAGTGATATTCTTAGGGCGGTTGCAAAGATATTGTGACAACCGTTCTGTCGCATGATGTTTACCATAACGAAAGGTGTATTCTTTCATTAGAGCATCCATGTGTTGATATAACCAATCATAGTTTTCTAGATTTGCTCTTACCCAGATAGTACTAGGGTGGTTCTTATGTGCCATCTTGTACAAACCGTTGGAGTCTGCAATTTCATCACCATCAAGGACACGATGGGCTGTGGAAAGCATCTGTGCGCTCTCTAGTATCATCTTTACAACATGTTTGTCACACATCATCTGTGCAGCAATCTCAGGGTCACGATCTAAATAGAATATATTCATCTGGTTCTCGTTTTATTATTCAATAACAATATTATACTACACCTAACGGAATAAGTCAATAGTCCTTTCAATTTTATTTTTCCCAACGATAAAATATGTGATCCTGTATTTCTACAGTTTTTGTTTTTGTTTTCGCCCAAGAAGGACTAACATAATCGGCATGGTAGTGAGTTGCACCATCAGTAATATCTAAGTACAACAACTTATTGCTTAATAGTGTTTTAGCAAAATCTTTCATTTTTTCATAAGTTTTTTTATTTCTTGGTTTATCACTTTTACCATCACAATACCAACTAAATTGGCATTTGTGTTTAATGGGAAATAAAATTTTAGGGTCTTTCCATGATGGTCGCGTTGGGCCTTGTTTCACCACTCCACATATAGTATTAGGAAATCTTGAGTCATTAACCCTGTTCATCACAACAGTAGTCACTGCCAGTTCTCCAGCAGTACCCTGACCCCTTGCTTCGTGATACATGTTGAGTGCAAGACATTCTACCGCTTCTGATTTTAAATCTTCTGGTAAAGGTTGACCAACTGCACCAACAACACCAACCATTGTGCCAATCACTAGTTGTTCAATTCCATTCATTATATTAAAGTCCCTTCTTATTATACTTGGTTTTTAATTCCATCTCTGCGAGGTCATCAACCATTTGCAGGGCCAGGCATCTGATGATAAATGGCATGTTCATCTACCACAAAATCATCAGTCCAGTTGAAAGCTTCCTTTACAACATTTGCTGACAAACCTTTATACATTTGATGGAGTACACCATCTTTTGCCGCAACAAGAACGTCTGCTTCAGTTTCGTGCAAACCTTCAAGCATCTGAACAAACATTGTTTCTCTCTTCCTCTGAGATAACGAACCATTACCACCTTCAATATAATGATATAGTTTTCTAGACTCGTATGAAAGAACGCTATGTTCAGTGCCAGCTGGTGCTTCGTTTCGTTTGAAAGGAACTTCACCTTCTGGTAATGCCCATTTGATTTTGGGATCAAATGATGACTTAATAACCATTCTTAATGCTGGGCTGTTATACTGTTTTAATAGAGCAACCTTGTTTTGTTTTGTTTTTGCTTTGGACACTTTGTCCAAAATTTCTGATATTAATAAATCCATTCTAAAATTCTCCTATTGATTCAGTTAGAGTTTTTAACCTCGTTTTAATAAAATAGTTCAGTAGTTTACTACGATCATTAATTGGTGCTTCCTTATATTTATGTATTATCTCAGACGACAATTCTTCTGGACAACAAGTAAGATCAATCAATTTTTTATTTCTTTGGTAGTTACGTTTTACTTCATCATTAGGCAACACATCATCAATGTTATTGTCAATCCAAGATGAAATCTTTTTAGCACCCAACGGCCGTTGGCGCAATCCTTCAGTAAATGTATTGTCTGGTGATAGCACATTAGGCACTCCGTCACTAGTATCTCCCTTGAAAATATGTTCTTGAAGATAGGTAACAGGATTTTGTCCATCAACCATTTTCTTAGTAATAGGACTATACTGTTTTACATTAGGATACTTTTGTAATTGAATAAAATCTTTATCACCAGACAATATCATAACTTCATCACACGATTCTGCACTAAGTGTGCCAATAATATCATCAGCCTCTGCACCATACACCTCTACAAACTTGTAAGGCATATTCTCAGAGAATTCTTTTTTCATTTTATTAAGGCACTCAAAGATAGCATCCCAATCATGATTAGATTTTTTTCTGGTAGTTCTCCGAGAGGCTTTATACTCTGGAAAATAGTCACGCCTCCAATAATGTTTGGAATCATAACATAACACCAACTCTCCAAATTCAGATTTGAATCGAGTACGATACATCCGTAACGAATTCAGAATCATATGGCGAACCATATTGTCATCTGGTTTAGTTTCCTTAGTCATATGCAAATGCATCATAACACTTGCGACTGAAATTTGGCTCATATCAACTAATATCATTATTCTTCATCCTTATGAAGTGATTCAATGGTTTTTCTCAACTGTTCCATATCAACTTCAGTATGTTTCCGTCCATCATCATCATGAATAACACGAACAAATGTGTCTACAATGTCTTGTGTGGGGTATTCCATTTTCACTGCTCTATACACCAATCCCCGTGTAAACTCAATTATAATACCAATGTCTTGTATAAACCTTTCATCATCAACTCGAATTTCACTATTATGACACATTTGAATCATGTGAACAATCAATTCTTGTGTCAAATTTTCAGCGAACTCTTTTTTCATTTCGAGTTCTGATTTAACTTCGTCAAGTTGTTTTACGGGTGTTTCTTTCCATGGCCCCTTAATAACTTTGCAAAGTCCATTATCTTCTTCCAAATCAATAATCCTCTTCTTTGTCCATTTCCTCAGTCCATACATATCCCAAATCAGGATACAGTACTCCAACAATTCTCTTTGGTTGACCTTTCTTTGGCCCATACCAATGGTATGCTAATGCTACACAACGTCTTTTTACTCTATTTTGTTGGTATTCTCCATAAAAATCATCAACCCAATCACCAGTACGAAGATAATTTTGCATATTGCGAACATATCCTTCGTGGATAGCAAGTTTGGCAGCTGCACCTTTAATGTTCTGTCTTACAGATATGCGTTGAACTTTTACAAGGTCTTTCTGCGTTTTAATCCAATTTTTAACTTTTTCGGGGTGCAATGTATGCTCAGGAATTAATTCTCTTACACTGCTATGAACACCAGCATTACCGTAGTCAGGATTCTTTGCAAGTTTCGTTGCTCTTGCTTTTGCAAGACGTTCTGATGCAGCTTTCTTTTGTTCCTCAGTCATAGGTTTACGTTTCTTTTTAGTTTTAGGAGCAACCCACTTACTATTATCTGTGATTGAAGTAATTCTTTTTTTAGCCATTATAAACTCCTATTGTATTTTCATGTCCCAAGAGATAACTCTCTTTTTGTCTTTTGATTTGTTTGGTGAACTAAAATGCATTACAAATGATGGTGAAATTACAATTGTTCCTTCAGACACAGGAACATTATTATATAAAGTTGTATCAGATATAAAATCATTCCAAGGTTGTACATAAGTAGTAACAGGACTTTTTTCGGGTAAATCTAGATATAAAATACCAGATATTCCTGTAGAACTATGATTGTGTATTGCGTGTAAATCATTTTCATCATATGATACAGACCAACAATCAGTAATAGCTATATTTCTATGAAAAACTTGTTCTGCTAAAATTGTCAATTCTTCTTTAATTATTTCTGTAAACCCTTCAACCAAACCTTTTGTATCAGTTTGTCGATTTGTATAAAAATCTTGGAACTCCAGTTTTTCCTCTGGATATTTTTTTAATAATTTTACTATATCTTTTTTCTTTTCTGTAAAATTAATTGTTTGCATCTCCCAAAAGGGAATATCAAATAATGTTTTCTGTTCCATCTTATCCTCTATAGGTAGTTGATGTTAATATTTACACGGCGTTTATCATTTGTACATGATGTACTATGATGGGGTTTACTAGGATCAAAAAGTAATACTCTATTCGCACGACTTTCAATTTCTGTACCATCTTCTAATACAGTAAATCCATCATTATCATTTAGGTAGAATATA